TGTAGCAGCTTCGCCCGGTTCCGGTACTTACGGCGGCATTAACCGTACTAACTTCTCGTTCTGGCGTAACGTAGCTTTTGATGCTACCACTGACGGCGGCGCTGCTGCTTCTGTGGCTAACATTCAATCGTACATGAACCGGGTTGCAGTTCAGTTGGTGCGCGGTGCAGATCGTCCCGATATCATCGTGGCCGGTAATAACTACTATCGTTTCTATCTGGAATCGCTGCAAGCAATTCAGCGTATCACTTCGGAAACGTCAGCCGGTGCCGGTTTCACTAGCCTGAAATACTTTGGTGCCGGTTTTAACTGCGATGTGTATTTGGATGGCGGTATCGGTGGTCAATTGAACACGAACCGCATGTACTTTCTGAATACCAAGTATCTGTTCTTCCGTCCCCATCGTGACCGTAACTTTGTGCCTATTGGCGGCGACCGTATGTCCGTCAACCAGGACGCAATGGTGCGCTTGATTGGCTGGGCAGGTAACTTGACAAGCTCCGGCCCTCGTTATCAAGGCGTTCTGACTGACTAAATAAACGGGGCGTAAGCCCCTATTTCTGAAAGGAATTAAAATGGCTGCACCGTTTACCGTTTCCCCGGTTTTGGGGTGTGATTTCAATACCATCACTCTGGCCGCTGATGTTGGCCCCACTTCTGGCGCAGAAGATGCACCGCAATTGGGTACTCAAACTCTTGGCTCTGATGGTCGTCGTTATGTTTATGCACAAGCTAACGCGACTATTACCGCCTCGACCGCAGTATGTACCGTCAACGCCGCCACGTTTTTAGTGACTGCTACGGGCGGTTCATACCGTTCGCCTGCTGTTGCTATGGCGACTGGTGATCGTGGCTGGTTCTCTGCTGCTTCTGTTTAAGGAGTAGATTATGAGCTACCCTTCACGGTGTATGGGTGTCGGAATGGCTGCTGCACTAACCGAACAGGTGTGTGGCGACGTTCAAGACAACGTGACTGCTGCGGGTTCAACTCAAGGCACGGCAACCCTAGTAACTGGCGCTCATGTCATAGTAACGACAGCGGCAGCCAGCACTGGTGTTATTTTGCCTCCGGCTGAACCTGGTGCAGAGGTTACTGTGAAAAACCTTGGGGCTAACGCTGTCTTAGTCTATCCGGCAACGGGTGGTGCTATTAACGCTTTAGCTGCTAATGCTGGTTTTTCAGTTGCAGCTGCTGGTCAAGGTCGTTTTTTAGGTCGAAATAACCTTAACTGGGTTACGTATTAAGGGCAGGGGCTTCGCGCCCCTGTTTTATCAACGCCTTCGGGCATTTTTAGAAAGTCGATATGAGCAATCCTCAATCCGGCAGTTTTGTAGAGTTTTTTATGGAATCCGTTGAGCTAAAGTACGAAAGCGAAAAGGCTGGCCGTCCTATTTTTAAGGAAATGCCTTTCATTCGTATTCAACACCCCGGTGATCGTTTGAACATTCTCGAAGTAAAAGCAGACGATCATTACAAACAAAAATATAGCCGCCAGTGGCGTGAATTTGAAGCTGGACTGGCTGGCGAAGTGATCGGAACGCCTTTGTCACAATGGCCGCAGGTAACAAAATCTCAATGTAAAGAAGCCGAGTATTTTGGCATTCGCACTGTTGAAAACTTGGCCGAAGTCAACGATGCTGCATTACAGCGTATTGGTATTGGCTGGATGGAATTACGCAAGAAAGCGCGTGATTATCTTGCGGCTGCGGCAGGGAATGCGCCGATTAGCGCATTGCAGGCTGAAAACGAAAAGCTCAAGCAAGAATTTGAAGCGCTGAAAGCTTCATTGCAAAACCCAGAAATCAAACGCAAACGACAAATCAAAGAGGAAGTCGAGGAATAAATGAATTACACCCTGCTCGAACTGATACAACAAGTGGCCGGCGAGTTGGGGTTATCAAGTCCGAGCTTTGTTGTCGGCAATACAGACCCGCAGATCGTTCAATTGCTGGCGCTGGCAAACAGGCTCGGACGTGACATTTCTCGGCAATATGAATGGCAAAAGCTCAATAAAGAGTACAGCTTCACCACGGTACAGGGGCAGTCGCAATATGCACTGCCTACTGACTGGCTCAGACAAATACCGCAGACTGAGTGGGACAGAACGTCACGATGGCCGCTCATAGGTCCTGCGACTACTCAAGAGTGGCAGATATACAAATCAGCCATCATCAGCCAAGGCCCCAATCTTCGTTTCAGAATAGCGAATAACTTTGTCGAGGTTGACCCTGCGACTGGCGGCCTTGACCTTTCGTTTTTCTATGTCTCGAAAAACTGGATTGATGCTGGCGGCGGGGTTTATCGGTACAAATACCAAGCGGACACGGACGTATCAATGTTTGATGATTCGCTGATGCTGACCGGCCTCAAGGTGCAATGGAAGGCCGCGAAAGGCTTGGATGCAAGTTTTGACGTTTCCGAGTTTCGCGCCATGTTTGATACCATAAAAGCGCAGGACAAATCGGCTCAAAAATTGTCACTTGGCTCATTCCCGCGTAATATTCTGTTGACCGAGTGGAACATTCAAGACGGAAATTTCCCAGGCTGATATGGACAAAAAAGCCCTGATTAAAGCTCTGCGAGATACCGCACAAAGCGCCTCGAACACCATAGCAAGCGGTGTCTCTGCGCCGGTGGACTTAATAGCTGCCGGGCTTCGCAAAATGGGCGTACCTGTTCCTGAGAATGCGTTGGGAGGCTCGCGCTGGATGGAAGATGTAGGCTTGACCATTCCAGTACAGGATGGAATACCGAAAACCGTAGGCGAAACTTTTGGAATGATTTTTCCTATGGCGGCCACAGCCAAAGCCCCGCAAATAGCGGCAGGTGCTAACCGCGCAATTGAAAACGCTATGGCACCAGCTACATTAAACACCCCCGGCTTTGCTGGACAACGTGGGGCGATTGTATGGCACGGTAGCCCACACCAATTCGACCGTTTCGACGCAAGCAAGATCGGTACGGGCGAAGGCGCGCAAGCGTATGGGCATGGGTTGTATTTTGCTGAATCGCCGAATGTTGCCAAACAGTATGCCGATGAGTTAAGTTCCAAAATTGACGTTAATGGCCGCCCTTTGTTTCAAAGCAATAAAATTGTTGGGTCAACAGGAAACAGCGATCTTGACGATTATCTTGTCTCCAACCTTGGAAATATTCCAGCCGCAAGGCGTAATCTTCTTTCCGATATACGTTATGTGCGGCCAGAAAACAGGGAAGCGGCAAAAGAAATGCAAAAGACTTTAGCTGATTTACGCAAGGCAAATGTTTCAACAACCAATACGGGCAACATTTACAAAGTAGACCTACCAGACGAAGCCATAGCAAAAATGCTGGATTGGGATAAGCCGTTAAGTCAGCAAGCACCGGAAGTGCGGGCGGCGCTACTAAAGTCAGGCGACAAAACAATAATTAACGCTGTAAACGATGCGCCTGTTAATCGCGGCGACTATTGGGAATATGGCGGCAATACGTACGCGACAAAGCGTGAAGCATTGGAAGATGCAACTGGGTTCAATATAACTTCAGGAAGAACCAACTTAGGCGACACTCCGCAAGCCGTTTCTTTGCGACTCAATGAGCTAGGTATCCCCGGCATTCGATACTTAGATCAAGGCAGTCGCGGCGCTGGTGCTGGCACTTCAAACTTTGTGGTATTCCCCGGAAATGAAAACATGCTCAGAATATTGGAGCGCAACAATCAGCCATTAGGCTTAATGGGCATCAAATAATGGCAACAGCACGCGCTACCTCTATACCCGCCCCTGTCGGTGGTCTCAATGACCGCGATAGCATTGCCGACATGCCTGCTCAGTACGCGCCCATTCTTGAAAACTGGTGGCCATATCCGGGCTATTTGGGCATCAGAAAAGGTAGCGCAAACCACGTTACCGGCTTTACAAACCCAGTGCAAACGCTGGTCGAGTATCTTCCTACGTCAGGCGTATCTAAGCTATTTGCTGCGGCTGGCGGGTCTATATTTGACGTTACAACCGCTGGAACGCTTGGCGCGGCAGTCGTTACCGGCCAGACTTCGGCTCAGTGGCAAGATGCTAACGTGACGACCGCTGGCGGGTCTTTTCTGTACTTAGTGAACGGGGTAGATAAGCCTCAGTTATTTAATGGCACCACCTGGACGGCCATTGATGGTGCGTCGTCGCCTTCAATTACTGGCGTGACGACTACCAGCCTGGTGCATGTTTGCGTGTTTAAGTCGAGGTTGTACTTTGTCGTTAAAAACAGCATGACGGTGGCATTTCTGCCGGTTGGTCAGGTTGGGGGCGCTGCTGGCACTCTTGATTTATCCAGCGTGTTCAGGAATGGCGGTTCAATTCAGGCTTGTTATACGTGGACAGTTGACGCTGGCTCCGGTGCTGACGATCACTTTGTCGTGCTATCGACCAACGGCGAGGTTGCGGTGTACCGGGGAAGCAATCCGGGGTCTGGCGGTGATTTTTCGATCATTGGAGTGTTTCATCTTGGGCGACCACTTGGCAGGCGGTGCGCGGCAAAGTATGGTGGCGATCTGGCTGTTAATACGACCGAGGGTGTATTTCCTTTGGGTAGAGGGCTATTGTCTGCCAGTGTCGATAGGCGAGTTGCTTTGACCGACAAAATACAGAATAGTGTCTCAATAGCGGCAAATTCTTTCTCGTCGGCATTCGGGTGGCAATTGTGCCTTTTCCCCGAAGAAAACATGATGCTATTGAACGTACCGGCCACTGGCGGTGCGTATCAGTTTGCTCAAAACACAATTACTGGCGCATGGACTAAGTTCACCGGCTGGAATGCGAACGTGTTGTTGCGTGCCTCAACTGGGCTTTATTACGCAGACAACACCAAAGTCTACAAAGCGTGGGTGTCAAATGTTGACGTATCTGCGCCCATACAAGCTGATTGTTTGCCCGCCTTCGGTTACTTTGGCAATAAGGCATTCAATAAGTATTTCACCATGGTGCGCCCGTACATTTTAACGAGCGGAAACCCGACTGCGTTATATGGACTGAATACAAACTACTTGGCACAAGACCCACAAGGTACGTTAAGTTTTGTCGCGCCTACAGGTATGGTGTGGGGTTCAATGACATGGGGTTCAATGGTTTGGGGTGGTGGGCTTCGTTCGACGACTGGCTGGAATACTGTTGGCGCGGTGGCAAACTCTGCCGCGCTAAGGCTTAAAGTGCAAAATAACGGGGCAGAAGTACGATTCACCAATGTCGATTATGTCTACCAGCCTGCCAACTCTGTTTTATAAAGGCTAACTATGTACACTTTTCATGAAGCAAAAATAGCAAACAATTTGCCTGATTTTTGCCGATTGACCAGTGAGCATTACCAAGAA